TCAGGCCGAGGTACACCGGGCTCTCGCTGCGCGTGTCGCGACCGGCCTGGCGGGCCAGCTCGACGTACTTGAGGAACACGCGCTCGTCGGCGTCGAAGTAGGCGTAGACCTTGTCGGTGCTGACCAGGGTGGTGAGCAGGGTCTCCCCGGAGTTGACCAGGTTGCCGGCGGTGACCTCGGCGCGGCATGACGCGACCGTCGATCGGCGCGGCTGATCCGGGTGAAGCTCAGGTTCAGGCCGTGCCGCTGTCCAAGTACTGCACGCCTGGGTCGCGGCGACCGCCGCCTTGGCTTCCTGGGCGGCGGTGGTGCGGGCGTCGAGCGAGTTCCGGTGTAGCCGGAAGCCGAGGCGCCGGCCGTGGCAGAGCCACCCATCCATCCGCTGAAAGCCGAGACACCCGCGCCCAGCACACCACTGAGAAGCCCCGTCGCCGCCTGCTGACTGGCAATCCGCGCCATGTCGTTGATCACGCTACTGGCGAAGTCGCGGAACTTGAATTTGCCGGTGGTGGCGAAGTCGGCCAGGGCGTTGCTAGCGGTGTTGAAGCCAGTGGTGAGCATGTCATCGGTGGCCGATGCGACGTCCGCCGCGTCGGCCTGGATGTTCTGCCACGCCCGGCGTGCGCCGTTGCGGTAGTCCCGCTGAGCATCGAGCCGCGCGCCATAACCGTCGACCTCCATCTGCAACTCGCGCGCCTGGAAGTCCGCCAGATCCGCCAGCCGCTGCTCGTAGGCCGCCGGGCCAAGGCGCCGGCTGGCGTCCTCCTGCTGCGCCTCCAACTCGCGCCGAAGGTCGGCGTACTTCTTCCGCACGGCGTCTAGCCGCTGCGCCTGGTCGCGCTCATCGTCTCCGAGGCCGATGCCGGCCACGTCAGAGTTGATCGCATCCTGGCGCGCCTGCAGCACCACCTCCATCGCCTTTCGATAGGCATCGGCGCTGTTGCGCCGCTGCTCCGCCAGCTTCTGTTCCTGCTGGATGCGCTTCTGGATCGAGCCGTCGGCATAGGCCTCGTTCAGGTTCTTGATGCCGAGTTCCATCTCGGCGCTGGTGATCTTGCCGGCGGCCTGCGCCTTGCGCAGCTTCTCCACGCCCTCGGCCAGGTCCTCCAGGCGCTTCTTCTCCGGCAGCGCCTTGTCGATCAGCGCATCCAGCGCCTTGACCTCATCCTGCAGCGACTTCGTGCGCGCTTTGCCGCTCGCCGTCGCCGCCTGGTTGGCTTTCTTCTGCGCCTCGATCGCGTTCGCAGCCGAGAGAATCGCTTGACGGTCGGTATCGGTGAGGTCGGTGTTGTTGGCAATGAACCGATTCGCCGCCTTGATCGCGTCGTTGTTGTCCTGCAGGCCGCCCAGTTGCTTCTGCAGCGTCTCCAAGTAGGTCTGCCCGGCGCTGCTCATGCCGATTTTTGCGGCGTTGTTGGCGTTGGTAGCCGCCGTGTTTTCCTGGGTAACCCCGGTCAGCACTCGCAAGGTTTCGGCGATCAGGCCTGAGCGGTGATCCGCATCACCGATCGCGCCGGCCTGGCTGATCCACTGCTGCAGGGTGCCGGCCGGCACCTGCATACGGTCGGCCACTTCCTTCAGGATCGGCGACAGGTCCTGGCCAGAGGCTCGCGCCTGGTTCAGCCGCTCGATCAGCGACTGGTAGTCGCGCAACTGCTGGGTATAGAGCCCATTGGAGTCCCGCGCCGGCGCCGTAACCATCGCCGAGCGGATCGACTGGGACAGCGTGCCGTAGGCTTCCTTGACCTTGTCGGTGGCGTTGATCTGCTCCTGCTGCCACTTCACCAGCGAGGCCTCGCGCTGGTCCCGGTTGAGCTTGGCGAACTCCTCGCGCAACTGCTGCACGGGCTTGTGCAGGTCGTCTAGGCTGACGCCCGCCTGGTCGGCGTTGTCGCGCAGCAGCAGGAACGATGCCGCCGCAGTGCCGGCAAGCAGGGCCAGCCCCATCGGGCCGCCCAGCACGGCCAGCAAGCCAGTGGAGGCAGTGCGCAGGCCAGCCTGAGCCGCGGCCACGGATGCCGTTGCAGCTGCCTCCCGCTGCCTCGCCTGAGCGAGCTGGATCGACATTTCGGTCTGGACGGCAGTACCGCGGGCGGCAATCGCCTCGCGCTCCGCCAACAAGGTCGCCGTCTGGGCTTTCCGCTGCTCAGCAATGGCTGCCTGAAGAATGGCGTCTGCCTGAGCAATCCGCGCATTCCGCTCAGTGAGCGCTCCAGCTGCGGACTTGAGCGTGGCGGCAGTGGCAACTGCTGCGCGCGCCGAGTAGAGGGTCAGCGCGCCGACAAGCGCGCCACCAACCAACCCGGCGAGCCATTCAACGTTATTCGCAACAACGCCCAGAGCACTGGCCAGCAGGTCTAGCGCTCCAGTTCCTTCCTCGATTCCGGCGGCAAAGGTGGTGATGGAGTTCTGGATGTTGACCAGAGCATCTTGCACGCTCACCGACATGTCGGCGGCAGCCTTGCGGTTGACCTCCACAGTACGCAGCAAGCCGGTGTTGATGTCGTCCAGCGACAGCTTGCCCTGCACGCCCAGCTTGCGGATCTCCTCCGCGCTCTTGCCGGTCGCGCTGGCGATCGCATCGACGATGGTCGGCATCGCGTCCTGAATCGATACCCAACCATCAGCCTCGACCTTGCCGGTTTGCAGGGCCTTCGAGTAGGCGCCAAGCGCCGAGCTGGCCTTGTCGGCCGACGCGGCGTTGGTCACCAGCAGGAAGCTGAAGCTGTCGGTGATGTCTAGGGTCTGCTGGGTGTCAAAGCCCAGCGAGCGCATGACGTCGGCCGTGCGGATGTACAGCTCCTGCGCCTCAGCCAACGGCCGGTAGGTCTCCTGCGCAGTGCGCAGCAGGTGCTGTTGGACCTCGTTGTACTCCTCGGTACTGCCGGTGGCCATCTTCAGGCGGTCGGCAATCTGACCGTAGGCGTCCACCTGGTGGATGATGCTGCCCACCAGGCCGGCACCGGCGATCGCAGCGAAGGCGCCACGGATCAGCGTGCCAGCCTGCTGGGCGCCCCGAGCCGTCCGGTCAAACGCGGAATCGACCTGAGCCAGGTTGCGGTCGATGTTCTGCGTTGTCCTGGCGACCACACTGTCCGCACCGGCTAGTTCCCGACGCAGTTGCGCGGTGGTGGCCTCCAGCTGAATCAGCATCCCCTGGACTTCATAGTCGGACATCGTGTTCTCCGGGCGTAAAAGAACCGCCCGAAGGCGGCGCTATGGTTCCTGTCGTCCCCGCAGGAACGCTTTCAAGCGGTCGGCCACGCTGGCCTTCTGTTTCGGCGCGGCGTGCTGCTGAGCCTTGCCGCCGCCCATCCAGTCCAGGCGGGCATCCAGCGCCATCAGGATCTGCGGGATGGGCGTTCGCCATGCAGTTTCAGGCGGCCAGCCCAGCCAGCCGGTGGCCACGCCGAACAGGTAGTCGACGTAGCTGCCATTCCTCACGGCGCTGTGCTGGCCGCCTCGAGCTTTCCCCGTTCGGCGATGCTCGGCGGCACCGGGTTCAGAAGGCCGGCGATGTAGTCGGTGAGCTGCGCGGAGACTTTGACCACGCCAGTCTCGAAAACCTGCGTGGCGAGGGTCGTGTGCTCCTCCGGCTTCAGGCCGGCGGCAGCGATCACCACGTCAGCGCAGGCGCCAATGCTCAGCAGGCGCATGGACTCCATCGCCGGGCGCAGGCCACCAAAGCGCGATTCGATCTTCAACGCAGCCTCCAGGGTCGGCTGCAGCGTGTAGGTACGGGCACCAATCACCAGCGTGACGGTGCCGTGCAGGGCTTCACTCATGGCGCTCCTTTCACGGGTCGTTTAAACGACGAAGCCCGCGCGAGGCGGGCTTTCGTTCGTCGGGGCCAGATCAGATCGCAACCGGGATCTCGAGGATCTCGGTGTTGATGCCCAGGGTCACATTGCGGCGAACCACGTTGTCGGCGCTGCCAGCAGCCACGGTGTTGTTCATCACCTTCGCACCGAAGTAGAAGGTGGTGGGCGGCACCGCCGGCACCGGAGGCTCAGCCGTCGGGTCTCCCGGCAGGCCGTCGTTCAGGGTGAGGCGGATGTTGTAGTTGCCCTTCGAGCGGTCGGCATGGGCGTTCTTGAGCGCCAACTGGCCGGCGTCACCGTTGTCCAGACCGACAGTCAGCGTCATGTCGCCAGCATCGGCAGTGCCCTTGTACTTGCGCACGCGGCCGTCGCTCAGCGCGGTGAAGTTCACGTTGCTGAAGGTGTCGCCGAACTCGCCAAGGTCCTCGACTTCGCCGACTTCGACGTACACATCTGCCTCGTACTCGGTCTTGGTGGCCGATGGCTTCTTGGTGCCGATCGAGATTCGGCAGCCAGCGGCGGTGTTGAGATTGTCTGCCATGGGTTCCTCCAGTGGCTCAGGTTGATACAGCTCAGGAAGTGGTGATGACGCGTACCGTAGCGGAGCCCATGTAGGTCCGACCGTCCGGTTCGCGGTTGGTGTCCGACGCGATAACCCTGACCGACACCGCGCGCCCTTCGTCGACAGAGAGGTGACGCTCGTCCAGCGCCACATCGATCTCATTGAGGATGCGCCGAACCTCAGCCTGTCCCTGGTGGTCGCTCCAGACACTGAGATAGATCAGCCGCTGCTTGCGCTTGCGGCCGGCGATAGGACTGGTGTTCTGCGCGACTTCGCGGTCGATGGTCACGTACGGGTACAGGGTGTCATCCGGTACCGCGTCGAATACCGGGACGGTAAGCTCGGCGCTCAGGCGCTGGTAGATTGCGCGCTGCAGGGCAAAGCCTGGATCAGCCATTGAGCGCCCCCTTCGCCGCACGCGCCAGGGTGCTATCGATGGCGCCGCGGATGATGATCCGGATGTCGTCGCGGTTCATGTCGATGCTCGGCCTCAGCCATGGATGCGCCGGCCGTGCCGGAATATCCGGGTAGTAGCCGAAGAAGTTCTCGCCATCCGACTTGTTCTTGGTCGCACGACGCCCGAGACGATTGCGGCCGGAGAACTGGCTGCGATCCCTGTTGACGGTGTGCTCACCGCCCACCGCGCCAGCATCCCGCCGCCGGTAGACCGTACCGCTGTAACCCTTGGTGCCGTACTCCACAAACTTCAGGTAGTAGAAGCGCCGGTTGTCGCGCTTGCCGATGATGCCAATCCGGGCATCCAGGCCGTTCCGACTGATCCGCACCTGAAGCGCGGCGGCGGCCTCGCCGGTGTCCCGAGGGATCATGTTCTGCTGCGTGGCCAACACTAGGTCGGCAGCCTGCGCCATTCCCCTGGGTAGGTCGCTGCGGTCAAGCGCCGCGATCCGTCGCAGCACGCCGCGCAGCTTGAAGTCGCCCTTTATGCGAGAGCGCCTGGCCATGGTTCACCCCTTGCGGCGCGGCCGCTTCCTGGTCTTTGGGGCGGGCAGCACAGCGGCGGTGGAGTAGTCCTTGCCGTCGTCGAATACCAGACCACGCGCCATCAGCGGGTTGAGGATTTCAGCGGGGTGGTGGCTTACATCATCACCCTTATTTGCGGTCACGGCGCCGCTCAGTTGCGCTGTTGCTCGAAGTACCATTTTGCTTACCTCGGTGTAGGGGTAACGTTGGAGCACAGCAGCCTGAGCATGCTGTTCTCGTTATCGGGAAGGACCGCGTTTATCGCGTAGGTGATGCCGCCGTGGAACAGCCGGCGCCCAACGATAAGATCGCCATGCGGGCGCGCTCGGATTTCAGCACTGATGACCGGTTGCAACTGATTTGCAACGGTCGACACCCGACCAGTCGGCAGAGTGATCTCAACCCACACCTTGCGCAGGAAGACCCACTGCTCGGAATAGCCACCCCCGCCGTCAGGAACTCGCTGCAGTTCGAGCAGATCCGCTCGATGTCGAAGGGGGCCCGCTCTCATCAGAATCGCTTCCTGTACCAGAGAATGCGCTCGACACCGAGCGGCACCGAAGTGGCGATGGCGCCCAGCGCGACCGCCTCACGATTGGCGTACCAGTGCGCGACAAGCAGATACACTGCCTGCCACACGTCCGGCGTCAGGCCGATCTCATCCGGAGCAGCGGGCTC